TTCCGCGTCCACTTATCCAATCGTCAGAACCGTCGTTGTCAGCACTTAGCGCCCAGAAAGTTCTAGGTAAATTGCACCATAAGTCTCCGCTTCGGTGGTTGGAAACTGGTACGATCAATGCCTACGGAACCTTTCTAGGCGCGCATCTGAAGCCTCGTTCGCGAGTGCGTAAGACGCTGCTATCAGACCGCATTGCAGAAGAACGTGGTTGGAAGTTGGAAGTTGGTGCTCCAGCACTAGGTGATTGGAGACCATGGCGTCATGCGTATATGGACACATGTAACCAAGAGCACATCGTGAGCCAGTCGGATATTGATGCTTGCGTTAGTGCGTATGTTGCTGATGTGACCTCCCGTCTTGATGAGGAAGCGATTCACAACTTGCAACGCCTGTCCACCTACGATGCTATTAACGGCATTGCGGGGGTTAAGTATATCGACAAGATGAACTTCAACTCCTCCATGGGAGAACCGTACAACCATTCCAAGAAGTATCACCTGAGGTCTGATCCTCGGGAGACCGCACCGGAGGGGAAGATGTTCGACGATGAAGTTATGGATCGTATAGCTAAACTTCGCGCCAAGTATGAGTCCGGTACGCGAGGCTGTTCTGTTTTCAGCGGTCAGCAGAAGGATGAAGCTCGTGCGATCAAGAAGTTGGAAGCCGGAATGATTCGTATTTTCACAGCATGTTCTACCGAACTGTCGGTTGTCGTGCGAGAGCTGTTGCTACCCTTCGTGAAGGTATTCCAGGAGAATCCCTTGATTTTCGAAGGGGCGCCTGGTGCTGTTTGTCAGTCTCGTGAGTGGACTAAGTTCCGCGATTACCTGACCCAGTTTGGTTTGGACAAGATGATCGCAGGAGATTACGGTAAGTTCGATAAGAAGATGCTTGCTGAGTGGATTTTGGGTGCCTTTGAGGTGATCATTCGTATCCTCATGTTCGCTGGATGGACCGATGAAGAGTGTGTGCCAATCTGGGCGCTGGCTGAGGATATTGCTTTCCCAGTGGTGAACATGAATGGCGACTTGATCATGTTCTTTGGCTCAAACCCATCGGGTCACCCATTGACCGTCATCATCAATTGCATCGTGAATGCCCTCTACATGCGGTACTGCTATATGCGTTTGTCCCCTGAGGGAGGTGTACATTGTCTACCCAACTTCAAGAGGGATGTTGCGTTGTTGACGTATGGTGATGACAATGCCGCTGGATCACG